GAGGAGGAGACCAAGGAGAGATTGAAGGCGTATGCGAGAGGGCTTGACACGAACTAAATCAAATGATATATTAGAATAATGAATACAGTGAATAGAAGTACGATGACCATTGAAGAACAATGGCAATGGTGGCAGGACAACAATCAAAGAATTGATGATGTGAACACCGATGAGTTAAGACAAAGAATCATTGATGACCTATCATTCGTGTCTGCGATGAATGTAAAAGAATACACCCTATATCAGAAATGGTGCGATGTTCAGGAGAAGTATCCGACAGTCGAGACCAATCCATTCTTCTCTGATAGACCTGCGATGAGAAGACCTGAACAGGCCGTGTTACTCAATGAGGTCAAGAATAACTTCTGGTTACCTGATGACCCAGAGGAATACATACATCTACAACCTGAACTCATCTGGACTGACGGCGCCGACATACAATCACATCTAAGACACACGAAGGGTTCTGAGGTCTGGAATGCATTGAGATTTCTCGTGCATACGATGAAGAACAATTCTAACATCGGCAGAAATCTAAACTTTCTCGTGAGGGATAGAATCACACAGAGATATCTCGGTGTCATATGCATGTCATCTGATTTTCTAGACCTGACGCCGAGGGATAATTATATCGGTTGGGATAGAACACGAAAGACCCAGGCGATGATTAATCACACCTGTATCGGTAGCACGATTGTGCCGATTCAACCATTGGGTTATAATCTAGTCGGTGGTAAATTACTGGCGCTGCTCTGTCTGAGTAAGACCGTTGAGGATACATGGAGATATCAATACAACGACAGACTGGTCGGTGTCACCACCACGAGTCTATACGGCAAGACAAAAGAGATACCGTTGTCGCAATATGATAGACTCAAGAACTGGAAGAAGATGGGTTGGACTGCTGGCTCTATCTCCTATGAACCGAGAAAGTCGACTCGAATGATGATACAGAATTGGTTGAAGAAATATCATACATACAAATATTTTGAATGGTACATCGCAGTGAAGTCAACGGGTCAACCTCATAAGAGGGACCATAGAAATAGAAGTCACAATTTCACATACAGTCAATTAAAGATAGATAAGAAACTCATTAAATCAGACCATGCGAGGGGTATCTATTTCGGTGAGTTATATACGAATACAAAAGAGTTTCTCAGAGAAGAGATACAAGAGAATGAACTGATAAGAAAGTTTGATAACTCGACAGAGGCATTGACAGAATTATGGAAGAATAAGTATGCTAAAAAAAGATTAGCAAGTCTAAAAAAACAGAATCGTGTTTCAAAGGAGACAAACTTCTATGATGATATCATCTACATGAATTGGGAAGAAACAAAACAAAAATATTTAACACAGGTAGGAAGATGAAAGGAGGTGATGAGTAGTGAAATATATAATTGGTATAATTATTGGATTCTGGTGTGTCTATTATTTTGATATTGAAAAAGATATAGAAAAAACTTTTGATACAATAGATTACAGTATAACAAAAATAGAAGATTCGTATGACAACAGACAAAGTAATTCCGTTTCCGAGTAAACAAACTTTTGTTGTTGCTTTTGAGATTGCAATGCCACAGAATATATCTTTACACGATTCAGATGTTCATGTTTCGATTGAGGGTACATTCTGTCAGGCAACAGTTGAGGCACATTCAATTACAGAAGCACGGACTAAAATAGAAAAATGTTTTGAGGAAATACAATGGTTAGATTAAGTCCAGAAGATGAAGAACGACAGAGAAAAGAAGCTGAAGAAAGTTTTAAAAAAGCTGACAGACTAAAACTTCGTATTGCACCAAGTCGATTGTATGTACAGCATGTTCTACCCTTTGTCTTTGGATTGATACTTGCATTTCTACTTTTCTCTTGTGGTTTTGATGGTGGGTATGTTTACAATGAATATCAATGATATACACTTTATTCTTAATAATCATTTCTCATGCACTGTCCCAAATCCTGTTCAGTACCCAAAATGTTTCTGGTACTATCTACAACTTTATAAATTAGAGAAAGAAGAAAATGGAAGTTGAACTCATAGATAAAATGGGAACAGACTTGACAGTTGTAAATGCTGCTAGGGTTAGTTTCTCAAAAAGAAAATTCACCTTTGAGGAGAGTGATGAGAAACTCATAGAGTATCTTGCAGAACATAATCATTGGTCGCCCTTTGCACATTGTTCATTACAGTTTAGAATCAAAGCGCCTATCTTTGTCGCAAGACAACTTGTTAAACATCAGGTCGGTCTGGTCTGGAATGAGGTCAGTAGAAGATATGTAGATGTTGAACCAGAATTTTATATACCATTCATGTGGCGTAAGAGGGCAAAGAATATTAAACAAGGTAGTTCTTCGGAAGAAATAGAATGGGACATTACAGATTTCGTAAAGGGTGCAAAAGAACTCTATAAGGAAATGATAGACGAGAACATAGCACCTGAACTTGCGAGAATGGTGTTGCCACAGAACATGATGACCGAATGGTATTGGTCAGGAACCCTTTACGCTTTTGCGAGGGTGTGTACGCTTAGATTAGAGGAACATAGTCAAGTTGAAACACAGCAGATTGCAAGAGAGATTCATCACCACATTAAACATGCTTTCCCAAAAAGTTGGAAATCACTCTTGACAAATGTAGAGAATGTTGATATAGTATAGTTATGAGTAAAATAATGTGTGCATCAGATTGTATTCGTTTTAAGATGAGAGATACAGGCAATTTGATTCGTAAACATCAAAAGACGATTAATGAGTCTAACGATGAAAGAGAAATCAATGCTGCTAAGTATCTAAGACAAGAACATCTCAAAGAGATGGACAAGTACATCAAACGATTGAAATCTGCAATCAAACAAGAAAAAAAAGATAGAGCCTTTTTTGCCTCACTATAAATAGAGGTATGCAGAATACTTCTTTTTTTATGGGAAGAGATGGCTTCATGTGGTTCATTGGTGTCGTTGAAGATAGAAACGACCCAGAGAGATTAGGCCGAGTAAGAGTTCGTGCTCTTGGCTATCACACCGAAGACAAAACTAAAATCCCAACAGAAAGCTTACCTTGGGCATCTGTGATGATGCCGGTCACATCTCCATCAATGAGTGGACTTGGTGAAACGCCTTTTCTTGTACAAGGCAGTTGGGTTATTGGATTTTTCAAAGATGCTCAACATCTACAAGAACCGATTATCATGGGAACTCTTCCTGGTAAACCTAATGCTTATGCAAACACATCTTTAGGTTTTAATGACCCAGGAAATAATAAAGACTATGGGTATTATGATGAGAATACTGAAACCTATTCTTATCCAGTTCGTAAAGATGAATCAGATATTAATCGTCTAGCAGTTCCGACTGCCAAAGATGAAAATGACGATATCATTACTCATGGTAATCGTTCAACAAGAGATACTGCTGCTACTGAAAATGTTCCTACAGCATTAACATCAACAACATGGAATGAGCCAAAGACAACAGATGATTCATCAAGAGGTCATGAAGATAATGTCATTGGTATATCAACAGAAACAAATGAAGAGAGAACAAAAAAAACAAGAGTAGATTCTGAATATCCATACAATCAAGTAAGAGAAACAGAAAGTGGTCATATACAAGAATATGATGATACACCTTATGCTGAAAGAATTATGGAATATCATAGAACAGGTACTTTCTATGAGATAGATGCTGACGGAAATAAAATGACAAGAGTCACAGGAAATAATTACGAGGTCATTGCTGGTTCTGATTATGTCAATGTAAAAGGAACTGTCAATCTTACAATAGATGGAAATTGTAACACATACATAAAAGGTAATTATAATGTTCAGATAGACGGAAATAAATCTGAAAGAATTGGTGGTACTTACAAACAATCTGTGGCAGGTGATGCAAATGAAACTTTTAGTTCTACTTACAAAGCTGAGTATAAAGGATTAAATGAATTTAAACATACTGGTGATTGGAAAGAATTTAAAGGTGCGAACTTTTATGCTAGACATGATTCAGGTACTGACTTCAGTTGTCCAAGTGACCCACCAAGAACAAGTGGTGAGGACTGCACTGACTTGAACACTCCAGAAACCCCATAGGAGATTATCATGGCTAAAGGAAGAAAACAAACAACAGCACATATACATGAGCCTACTTTTAAAGGAACTTCGATTGGTAGAAAACCAATTACTTCTACAATGAATAAAAGTAAAAAAAGAAGTTTTAAAAAGTATAGAGGGCAAGGTCGTTAATGTGTTATAAATAATTGACATAGGAGAAAAAATGGCTACAGGTAATTTAAAATACGATGCAAGTTTGACGAATGAAAAACGAAGTGTCAAAATCTTTAAAGATTTAAACTTAAATTTTAATCCTAATGCTGTTACAAAAGATATAACAAAACTAACTGATGTTGAAGCTATCAAAAGAAGTGTTAAAAATCTAGTACAATTAAATCACTATGAAAAACCATTTCACCCAGAGATTGGTTCTAATGTTCGTGCAACACTATTTGAAAATATGACACCTATTACAGCTGCTGTTCTTACAAGACAGATTGAAGATGTAATTAGAGATTATGAACCAAGAGTAGAATTATCGAGAGTAGATAGTATTCCAAACATAGATGCAAATCGTTATGATGTAAGAATAGAATTTTTTATTATCAATGCACCAAGTGAGTTAATAGCATTAGACACAATTTTAGAGAGAGTAAGATAACATGGCAACCACAGATAAAAGACTCACAATTACAGAATTAGATTTTGATGATATAAAAACAAATCTTAAAACCTTCATGAGAAATCAAACAGAGTTTACTGATTATGATTTTGAAGGTTCAGGTATGTCTGCACTCTTAGATGTACTTTCTTATAATACACATTACTTAGCAATGAATGGTAATCTACTTGCAAATGAAATGTTTATAGATACTGCATCACTTAGGTCTTCTGTCGTATCTCATGCTAAGACTTTAGGATACACTCCTAGAAGTGCAAGAGCTCCAATAGCAAATGTAAACATTACTGTAAACACCTCAAGTGTTGATACTGCAACTCTTGCTAGAGGTGCTAAGTTTACAACAACTGTTGATGATGTTTCTTATACTTTTGTTGTTGCAACAGATATTACTCAAACAAGAGTCGGTGGTAGTTTAACATTTTCAAACTTACCTTTATATGAAGGAACTTTAATTACAACACGATACACAGTTGATACAGGAAATATAGACCAAAGATTTATTATTCCAGATAGTAATGCTGATACAACAACTCTTACTGTACAAGTTCAAGCCTCAGCTTCAGATTCTACAACTACAACTTATACTCTTGCAACAGATATAACTCAAGTATCAGGAACTGCTGATAATTATTTTTTACAAGAAGTTGAGAATGGTCAATTTGAAATTTACTTTGGTGATGGTGTAATTGGTAAAGCTGTTTCAGATAACAATATTATTATACTACAATATGTTGTTACAAATAAAGAAGCCGCAAATGGAGCATCGACATTTACTCCTCCATCTTCTATTGGTGATTCTTCTGATAATACTGTAAGCACTGTTACAAGTGCAGTCGGCGGAGCAGAACCTGAATCAATTCAAAGTATTAAATTTAATGCACCATTGGATTATTCAAGTCAAGGTCGTGCTGTTACTTCAAATGATTTTAAAACAATTATACCAACACTATTTGCAAATACACAATCAGTTCAAGTATGGGGCGGTGAAGATAATGACCCTGCCGTTTACGGAAAAGTTTTTGCTTCTGTTAAAACAACAACAGGTTCAAATCTAACATCAACTCAAAAAACAAGTTTAGAAACAGCATTGAAAGCTTTTACAGTAGGTTCTATTCGAACAGAAATTGTAGACCCAGAAACAATTAAATTAAGATTGACTGTTACTTACAAATATAACTCTACTGCAACTACAAAAACATTAAGTGATATTTCTTCTCTAGTAACAACTACACTTACAAATTACAATACAAATAATTTACAAGTATTTAATCAACCATTTAGATTTTCAGAAATTGTCGGACAGATAGATGATACTGATAGTTCTATTGTTTCAAACATTACGACAGTTCAAATGGCAAAAGAATTTACGCCGACTTTAAATACAGCAACAGCTTATACAATAGATTTTAAAAATGCATTTTACAATCCTCATAGTGGTCACAATTCATCAGATGGTGGCGTTATCTCTTCAACAGGTTTTATTTTATCTGATGATACGAATGAACAATTTCTTGGTGACGATGGTGCAGGTAATTTAATTACATACTATATCTCTGGCACTTCAAAGATTACTGTTAATTCTACCTTTGGTACTGTTGATTATCAAAATGGAAAGATTGTAATCTCGTCAGCAAACATAACTTCAATATCGAATGTTGATGGTGCGACCTCAAGTGTTATTCGTGTCGTTGCAAATCCAAGTTCATATGATGTTGTGCCTTTACGAAATGATATTTTAGAAATAGATTTATCAAACTCCACTGTAACAGGTGCAGTAGATAATATTACATCAAGTGCTGGTTCTTCTACAACAAGTTCATCTTCTTCTGTCACTACAGCTGCAACTACAACCACTTATGTAAGTTCATCTAGTACATCAAGTGGTTACTAATGTCATCTTCAATATTTGATAAAAAACTTTCACCAATATTAAGTGATGTACTGCCAGAATTTATCAAAGCAGACCACCCTAAGTTTATTAAATTTTTGCAAGATTACTTTAAGTATCTTGAATCTGCTCAACTCACAATCACAGGTGAAGTTAATTATGTAATACAAGAAACCACATCTACAAATTATGTACTAAATGAAAATGGTGATGAGAATATTGTATTAGAGGATTCTGTTGCGAAGTTTACTGTTGGTGAAACAATTACAGGTAGAACATCAAAAGCAACAGCAACGCTTTTAGTAGATGATTTTGACGATAATCAAAAATTATATATTACATCAAATCAAAGATTTATTACGGGTGAAACAATAGACGGTGGCACATCAAGTTCTACTGCTACTGTTTCCCAATATCGTGCTAACCCTATTCAGACTATTCAACAACTTTTAGAATATGCAAATGTTGATAATACAATATATGATTTCTTAGATGAATTTCGTAATTCATTTATGGAAGCAATACCAAACACACTTGCATCAGGTCTATCAAAAAGAAAACTAATTAAAAGTATTAAAGATTTATATACTGCAAAGGGTACAGAAAAAGGTCATCAACTTTTCTTTAGAATGTTATTTGACCAAGAGGCAGAACTTTTCTACCCAAGAGATAATATGCTTAAACCTTCCGACAGTACATTCGGAAATAAAAGTTTTATGCGAGTTGTCGAAAATGCCAATTCTGATTTTAGTGAGTTAGTCAATCAAACAATTACAGGCCAGTCAAGTGGTGCAACAATTACAGTTGAAAATGTAACAAGATTTACAGAGGCAGGTGTTCAGTATTCACAACTAGAAGTTTCATTCGAATCATTATCTGGAACATTCACAAACGGCGAAACTGTTACAGGCACATCAACTGTCACCGATACAACTTTAGGTGCTGTCATATCAGAGATAATGACTGGTGGTACAATTACTAATGCTGGTGCATTGTATGAGGTAGGTGATTCTGTCACAGTGAGTGGTGGTAATTCTGGTGCAGAATTAGTTGTAGAAGAATTATCAAAAGGTCAAATAGATGAAATCATTATTGACGATATTGGCACAGGATATACTTCAGGTACAAGTCTATCAATAGACAATAGTAATACGAATGGTTCTGGTCTTGCTGCTGAGATTCATATCGTAGGTGGTGCTCTTGCAGCTGAATCATTTACAGACCCAGCAGATGTCATTACAGAAGATAGAGAAACCGTTCAAGTTAATCATGTAGATAATTTTGAGTTACAAGATGCGACTGTCAATAATGCATATATTGTTTTAGATACAGATGCAGATGCTGGTGATAATATTTTATTTGAAGATGATAGTGGTATCTTACTACAAGAATTAAGTGCTGTTGACTATGCAAGACAACAATCACAATCAACAGATTTATCTGGTGATATAATATTAGAGAGTGGTTTTCAACTTTTAAGAGATACAGACTTTGATGAATTATCTTTAAGTCTAGAACAAAACTATGATACAGAATATATTGTAAATGAATCTGGTGAGTTTATAGAATTAGAAACTGGAACATTTACTTCTAGTGTTCAAGGTTCAATTCAAAGAATTAAAATAACAAACAAAGGAAATGGTTATACATCATTACCAACGATTACTGTAAGTGGTGGAAGTAATGCAGTTCTTACAGCTAAATCAACTTCAGGTGTTGGTGGTGTTTCTGCTTTAGAGGTAAGAAGTTTTGGTGCAACATATGATTCTGATGATACACTTACATTTAAAAATAAAATTCTATTAAAAGATATTTCTGGAACATTTACAACAGGTGAGGGATTTACAACATTCTCTGGTACTGTTAGTTCTTTTGATGCTACCTCAAGAATATTAACTGTAACCTCTACTAACACTTTTGATGAAGATGATATTCTTACAGGTTCAAGTTCAGGTGCAGTTGCAACAGTAATTCAAAATGAAAGAGCCACAGCGACAATTACAACAGGCTCTGTTGGACAATTAAAAGGTCAACATTCTGATACAACTGGTTTCTTATCTGCTGATGAAATGAGAATACAAGACTCTTATTATTATCAAGATTTCTCTTATGTCGTTAAAATTGGTGAGGGCATTAATAGTTGGAGAAATAGTATTAAGAGGGCTACTCACCCAGCTGGGTTTCAAGTCTTTGGTCAAGTTACTCTAACATCTTTAGTAAGTGCCAAACTTGCAACTCCGACAGGTTCAGGTATATCTGGGTTTACTGGTGATACTGAAACATTCTCACCAACTCTTGCTTCTACATTCGAAAACATATTTACTACTCATATTGCTAGAAGATTAGGAACACCGACAGATGGTACTGAATTAAATCCAAACCCAAATATAGGTTATACAGAACAACCACAAGAAACTTCTCAGTTAGACAGTATTGTTTTAGATGGTACTGATTCAAGTTCAAGTAACTCTGGTGATGATTTAGTTTTAGATGGTACAGACTCTAGTTCGAATAATTCTGGTGAAAAACTTCTTTTAGAATTAGGCACTCTTCATTTACAAGATGCATTATTACTAGAAGATAGTACAGGTGTATTTCAATTACTTATTGATTCAACAGCAATTTCACCTAGAGGTGATTTAGAAAATGTAGGAGAAACAATTATACTAGAAGATGGCACAGGCGATGAAGATGATACCTCACTCTTTAGACCACCACCAAATAAAAGAGAAGTTTCACTTGTAAGTTCTATTTCATTAAGACTAGATGGCACAAGAGGTTCTCAAGTTACTGGACCATTCTTACATAATTTAAATTTGTATGGTTTTATGGAACCAGGGTTTCTTGGAGATGACCAAAACATTAATTCATATTATACACTTGAACAATTTAGTTCTTTTACATTTGAAGATTTAAATTTTGGTACGACTCTTACTTTAGAGAATGACGATTCTGGAGATTTTATTACTTTAGATTCATCGGCTGCAGGTGGTATTGATGAAAACGATAATATTGTTTTAGAAGACTTTAGTTCTGATTATTCAGTGCTTGCAGGTGTATCTCAGAACGGAAGAATTGTAAACGAAGACAACCCTGGCAATATGATATTACTAGATGGTATTGATTCAGTGTCTTCAGACCAGAATGAAAAGTTTTTAGTGGAAGATACTGTTGTAGATAATTCACCATTTACAACTAAGATTGAAGTTCCACCAAGAGGTGAAATAAGAATTACTACTACTGCAAGATTTAATCAGTTTGATAATGACTTTATATCATTTGATACTATCGAACAAACCTTTGATGAGGCATCTGGTACTGCTGATACTCAAGGTAGTGTATTACTTGAAACTGGAAGTTTTGTATTACTTGATGGTACTGATAATTCAAGTACAAATGCAGGTTCTAAAATTACACTTGTTGGGCCTTCTAATTTACTTGACTTCTCACAAACCATTTATAGATTTGACGATGTGCTTGGAGTACCATTCGCCAGATTTGATACTGGTCTTGTATAGAAAGTGTATAAATAATAAGAGATATAGGAGTTCAACAATATGGCATATCAATCACTCGCTTTAGGTTCTTCTGCTAATGACGGGACAGGTGACACCCTCCGTGCAGGCGGAGACAAAATTAATGATAATTTCGTAGAAATTTATACTTTATTAGGAACAGGTTCTGCACTTACAAGTGGTATAAGTGCAAGTAGTTCCGTAGTCACTTTAACTGCACCAGTTATCGCAACAAGTCTAGACATGAACGGTCAAGAATTAATTCTTGATGCTGATGCTGATACTTCAATTACAGCAAGTACAGATGACCAAATAGATATTAGAATATCTGGTGCTGATGACTTTGCCTTTACTGCAAATAAGTTTGATATTCTTTCAGGTTCAACACTAGAAGTCAATGGCACTTTAGATATGAATGGTAAAGAATTAATCTTAGATGCTGATGCTGATACTTCAATCACAGCAGATACAGATGATACAGTTCATTTGAAAATTGGTGGTGCGTCTTATGATGCATTTACATTTACTGCTGGTCAGTTAGATATGAAAACAGACGGTACTGCTGGTGTTGCTCAGATTAGATTATATTGTGAATCTAGTAATGCTCACTTTGCCTCTTTACAACCACAACCACACTCTGCTGGTGTTTCCCCAACTGTTACTCTTCCAAAATATACTGGTACTCTTGTAGCAGATACAACTTTTGTTGGTGCAACAGATACAGTTTCAGGTGATGGTTCAAGTACTGATGCAATTTCATTAGCAACAATGATTTCTTTTTTAGATACTTCAAGTGGTACCTCTTCATTAACTTTAGCTACAGGTGTTGACGGACAAATTAAAAAAATTATAATGGAAGTTGCAGGAAATGCTGCCACACTAACACAATCAAATGGTAATTTAGTTGCAAGTCAAGTTTCAACTTCTATTGTTTTTGATGCAGTTGGTGAAAGTGCTACTTTAATTTATAGTGCCTCTTTATCAAAATGGTTAGTATTTGATGTTCGTGGTGCAACAGTAAGTTAGGATAATTTATGACTTTACAATTAATTGGTACTGACGCTCTCGCAGATAATGCTGTTAGTACAGATAAATCACAACCATTCGGTAATATCATATTGAACTCTTCTGCAGCTGGTACTGATGTTGGTGATAGAATACTTCTAGACAGAACAAATGCAAATGGTCAAGATGCTGGTGATGCCATCAATGTTGAAAAAGAAATATTAGATATTGAAGGTATTAATGTAGCATCAAGAAAACAATTAAAGTTAGGTGCAGTAATATTAGAGAGTGGTACTACTGACACAGTTGATGGTGATGTTTTACTTTTAGATTCAACTGCTTCTGGCGTTGACGAAGGTGAAATGATATTGTATAATGAAACATTCAACCCTGCAACATTTAATATTGGTGGTACATTAACGGCAGGTCATGCAATTAAAGTCAATTCTGCTGCTTCAGGTTTTGAGTTTGCTGCAGGAGGATATGAATTATTAGAAACAACTACTATATCAAGTAGTACAGCAGCAGTTGAGTTTGATAGCATGAACACACGAGGTTTTAAAGTTTATAAACTTTCAGTTATTCAAGCTAGACCAGTTTCTGATGATTCAAAACCTATGATAAGAGTTGCAGGAGCAGATGGAACAATAGATACAGGTAATATTTACAATAGAGCCGCAAAGGGTATCACTTCAACAGGGTCGGACATAGATAATGGGCAAGTTGCTGGAAGTTCTAGTGCTTTTTTAGTATTTGGTGGCTCTGTTAATGTTGGTAGTGAAGCAGATGAGTCTTTTAGTTTTGAAATGTATATGATGGGTGCTGATGACTCAGCAACTTTTACAACTTTTCATGCAACAGGAACTTCTGTTGGTTCTGATTATTGTACATGCATAGTTAGTGGGTGTAATGTTTTTGAAGCGGCTATATCAACAAAATTACAATTTTCAATGAACTCTGGAAATATTGCAGCTGGGTTATTTAAACTTTATGGAGTATTATAAAAAAGGAGATAAATTATGGCAACACTTTATAAAATGCTTAATGGCGAAAGAATAGCTATGACTGATGCTGAAACCACTGCAAGACTGGCAGAAGAAAAAGCATGGAATGATGGTGCGTTTGATAGAGCATTAGAAGAATTAAGAATAAAAAGAAACAATAAACTTTCAGAGTCAGATTGGATGGCTAATTCTGATGTAACTATGAGTTCTAATTGGAAAACATATCGTCAAGAATTAAGAGATATGACAGAGGGATTAGATACTATTGATAAGATTAATAATGTAACTTGGCCAACTGAACCATCATAAATAGAACTATAAGGAAAGAATAACATGGCAGCAATTATCACAGAAAAATTTAGATTGAATAATGCAACTCAGTTCTTTGAATCTTTTTCAGAAACAGATGAAAGATATTATATGTTTATTGGTAAAGCAACACCATTTACATCTGGAACAACTGGTGGTTCAGATACTTCACCCCCA